GGTAAGACCTCCAGCCGTAAAAAACGCGGAAAGAATTGCGGATAACACCATGGAGGGCTTTTTCGATGACCCCGTCACACGGCGACTTGCGGCAGACAGCTTCACCAGGAATTGCGGATAAGACGTGTTCCTTGCACTTTCAGAATCGGCGTTCCCCGGCCGCCGACCATCATTTCCACTTTTCGCTATCCTCCAGCAGCTCTCAATATCCGCTTGGCATGTGTGCGCATAAGCCGAGCCGCATAAGCCAAGCAGATATTGGCATGTGCAGCCGACAGACGCCGAAGGAGAAATTCCGGTCAATCGATATTTCTCGCCCCGCCCGGGAGGATGCGGCCGGGCGTCATGATCATTCATCATCGGCGAATGTGTTCTTCTGCGGGCACTGTTATTCACTGTCTTCGACACTGTCTCGCCCAACGAAAACAGGAGCAGCCGAGTCTGCTCCCGTCATCGAGGCCATGACGGTCAGAGGCGTTCTAGGGCTTCCTCGAGCTGGCCGTCCACGAGGTGTGTATAGATTTGGGTGGTGGACACGTCCCTGTGCCCCAAGGCCCGCTGCACCACGAGCAGGTCGTTGGTCGCGCTGTAGAGGTGGGTGGCGAAGGTATGCCGCAGACCATGCGGCGTCAGTTCTTTTTCGATTCCGGCCTTCCGCAGCCAGTGGGCGAGCCGGTTGGCAATCTGCCGCTGACAGAGTCTGCCGTCCCGGTTCGACAGGAGCAGGGCTTCCAACCCTGGGCCACCGTGTCGGCGGCGCTCAGATAGGTATCGGCGCAGCAACGTGCGGAGGTCGGTCTTGATGAACTTGACCTGCGGCACATTCCCCTTGGCCCGCACCCGCAGATGCTTGGCGTCAAGGTCGATGTCATCCATGTCGAGCCCGGCCAGTTCGCCAAGCCTGATCCCGGTGCCAAGGAGCACCTCGATCATGGTCCGGTCGCGCAAGGAGGGAAAATCGGTTCGGCCCTTGAGTTCCTTGAGCAGGCGTTTTTTTTCTCCGACGGTCAGGAACATCGGGAGTTTTCTTGGCAGACGGTGCATGCGGATGGACTGCGCCGGGTTGTCATCGACGATGCCCACATCAATGGCCCAGGCAAAGAACGCCCGCAGAGCCGCCTTCATTCGATGGAGCGACGCAGCCGAGCGTAGGCCTCGCTCACTCTCGGTGACCGCCCCGGCGGAAAACACCTGGTCGAGGAGCCCGACCGTGACCTCCCTGCAGACGATCCCGGCTGCCAGTTTCTCAGCCACGCGGGCCAACAAGGTGAGATCCCTGCGGTACGCGGCTATCGTCGCTGGCGAGCGTCCTTCGGCCAACAGGCGTGCAACGAAGGCCTCCACCGCGCCTGGGAGGTCAAGGTCATCAGTCCTGTTGCTCATCGCTGGACTCCTTCACCCTGCTGTGGCCCATGGGCGTGCTTTTGGGCAGCGGCAACTCCTCGATGCGACCCGACTCCTTGGCCCAGACCATCATCATGCGGAACACCCGGACAGTCTTGGCGATGGTGCGCTCGGCCCGGTCCTTTCCATCGGGCAGCTTGAGCAAGATGTCGGACTTGTAGAACTTGCCGACCTGAGGAATCCGGATCTCTGCAAGCTGGCGGTCACCGCCGAAGAAACCCTCAACCACGTCGAGGTCCTTCCGGTAGGTGTAAAGGGTCCGCTCTTTTTTGCCGGTTTCCCGCAGGTGGCCGATGAAGGCCTCGGCGGTCTGATGAACAGTGCAGTCAGTCATGTCTATGTCTCCTTTCAGGGTGGCCCGGCGTGTTCAGGACAGGAACTCGTCCAGCTCCCGCAGCAGCTCCTCGACGTGACCGAGGGAGCCGACGCTCGCCCAGTTGATGTCCGACTGTTTCGCGTCAGCTTCGAGCTTGCCGCGAATGCCGTCGATCAGCCGGGCGATGCTCTCCTGCTTTTCTCGGTACGCCTTGAGTGCCTGCTGGCGGTTTCTGTCGTAGGTCATGGCCTGCCTCCGGTTCCGGTTTTCGTGGATGCGGGACCATCCCGCGTCACATCCAATGACGCTTCTATTTCGTTGGAAATCAAGTGTTTGCAGAGATCTTTCTGCATTTACCCCAAACCCATAACCCAAAGGAGATCAACATGTTGAAGAAGACCCTCGAATGGACCATCCCGCTGGTCCTCGCCGGGATCATGACCGGCTGCGCCACCTACCGGCTTCCGGCCCAGATCCAGTCGGCGGTGGCCACCGTCAACCGCCACACACCCGAGTATGTGACCGAGGCCAACAAGGCGCTGCGCGAGGTCGGCCACCCGGACGCTGAGCGCCTGACCGGTGTTGGCCTGCGCCTGCAGACCGCCGTGGACGCCCTTGACCAGTGGGCCAACGGCACCAACCAGGAGGCAGGCCAATGAAAGAGATCCTGCAGGAGAACAGCGATGCCGTTCGCCAGGCCGGTGAGGCCCTGGTCGAAATCGGCACCGAGCTGGCGGCGGGACGGATCGAGAACGCCCTCGGCCGTCTGGAAGTGGCTCAGCAGCAGTACCGGGTCTGGGCGGAACTGGACCAGGCCATCATCGACATTCAGGAAGCTGTCCACGATCAAAAGAACACCCTGGCCGTGCAGCAGATCCTGATGGAACTGGTGGGCACCATCCTCGGCAACGCCTTGAGGACGGGAATGCACTGATGGCGGTAACCGACAAGGAGCGCAAACTCGCGGCGACCCTGAGCGATCCCGTGTTGTGGGGGCAAGCCTACCTCTACAACCGGGATGGCTCAGGCCGCGACTACTGGCCGCACCAGGAGGAGGACCTGCGCTGCTCGGCCAAGAACATCATTCATCTGGACGGCCGGGACGTGGGTAAATCCATCGTGCTCTCGACCGACGCGCTCCATTATGCATTCACCACGCGGGGTGGTCAGGGCCTGATAGCGGCCCCGCACCAGGGCCACCTCGATTCCATCATCGAGGAGATCGAATACCAGCTCGACACCAATCCGGATCTGATGAACAGCGTCGCACTGACCAAGTACGGCAAACCCAAGATCCATCGCAAACCCTACTTCCGCCTTGAGTTTACCAATGGCTCGGTACTGTATTTCCGCCCGGCCGGGGCTTATGGCGATGCCTTTCGCTCCCTGCATGTGGGTCGCGTCTGGGTCGATGAGGGCGCGTGGCTGACCGAACGAGCCTGGAAGGCGCTACGGCAATGCCTCAAGGCCGGGGGGACGCTGCGCATCTACTCGACTCCCAACGGCCTGCGCGACACCACCTATTACCGGCTCACATCGTCAGACCAGTTCCATGTGTTCCGTTGGCCGTCCTGGCTCAATCCGCTCTGGACCGAGGACCGCGAGTCTGAACTGCTGGAATTCTATGGCGGCCGGGACAGCTCCGGCTGGCAGCACGAGGTGGCCGGTGAACACGGCAAGCCCTCCTATGGGGCCTTCAACGTCGAACAGTTCAACCTCTGTCGCCAGGATCTGCTGGAGTACCAGAAGATCGTCATTACCGATTCTGAACTGCGTGACTGCGAGACCGAGGAATCTGCACACGACCGGATGGAGATGCTGCTCAACCTCACCCCCCGCAGCGGGCAGTTCTGGATCGGCGGCGACCTGGGCTACACCAACGATCCTACCGAGATCATTGTTTTCCAGGAAATGGAGGTCGGCGAGCGGACCCTGCTGAAGATGATCCTGCGCGTGCATCTGGAACACGTTTCCTATCCGCATATCGCTCAGATCTTCGCCCTGCTGGAGCGGTACTACACCCCTGCAGGCATCGGCGTGGACAACGGCGGGAATGGACTGGCCGTGGTGCAGGAACTGCTCACTCTGGACAAATACAGGGGGCTGGAGCTGGAAGGCAGGCTCAAGGGATACGACTTCGGCGGCATGACCCGACTGGCGGTGCGCGATGGCAAGGAAATTAAGAAGCGGACCAAGGAGCTGATGACCAGCCTCATCAACGGGGCACTGCAACGCAAGCAGCTCATTTTCCCCTCGGACGACCTGGAGGTGGAAGACCAGTTCACCACCCACACCTACACCCTGCGGGACGGCAAGATCATCTATTCCAAGGGCAACGACCACATCATCGACGCCGTGCGCTGCGCCATGCTGATCCGGGAGGAAGGCAACCTCGATCCGGTCGGCGAAGAGGTTGTCTCGCTCAAGCCGGTGCTCACCAACCCGATTTTTATCTGAACCAGACAAATCATTATCAGTTGTGAGGAAGTGGCAACACTTCGTCTGGAGGCATCCTCCGACGCTTTCCACTCCGCTCCGGTAAGTAACCGACATTAAGCCGGGTTCGGCCCACACGCGCCGGATGTGTGGCTGTCATGGCCCAAACAACCGAGAGGACTACGTGGAAAGCACCGCCCATCAGGACGAACAACCAGAAAGCTTGGACACCACCGGGTTTATCATCGCTCCCATGGCCGCAGCGGCTGCCTTGGACTCGGCGGCCTTCAGCAAGGTCAACGCTACCGAGGCGATCCCGGCCACCTGGGAAGAACGCGCCCGCAAGGCCTGGGAATATTACGTCGAAGAGCCGCTGGTGAAGAACTGCGTCAACTCCTGGCGCACCTTTGCAGTGGGCGACGAGATTAAGATCTCCAGTGATGACGATTCCCTCAAGGATCAGGCACTGGAAGCGGCCTGGCGACTGAATGTCTCGCAGTTCATTAAGGACATGATTCTTCAGCTCCTGGTGAAAGGCGATGCCATCGGCTTTAAGCGCTACACCCAGTCCGGCCAGGACATCGAAGAGCTGGTCTGCGTCAATCCGGTCTCGGTCAAGGTGAAATACGCCCAAGGCGATCTGATCGAGGCTCGTCAATATCCCGAGGATACCTCCGGCGGTAGCGAATCCATTTCATTGCCCGTCGAGCAGGTGGTGCATCTCAAGTGGGACGCTCCGGCCTTCTCACCCCGTGGCAATTCCCTGGTGCTTCCCGCGTTTCAGTCCATCGAACTGCTGCGCGACTATCGCCGGGCCGAACAGGCCATCGCCAAGCGCTGGGCCACGCCGTTTCGCCTGCTGAAGGTGGGCGGCGCGTTCGGCCAGAAGATGGTCATGCCCGACCAAAGGATGCTTGAGCAGGTCCGCGACATGGTCAACAAGATGGACATGAAAAGCGGGCTGGTCGTGCCGTTCTACGTCAATGTCGAAACTCACGGCACCGACGGCCAGGTCCTCAACGTCGAGGACAAGGTCAAGGAAGTGAAGGAAGACATAGTGGTGGCCCTGGGGTTGTCGCGCTCACTGGTGACCGGTGACGGCCCCAATTTCGCCACCGCCTCGGTGAGCATGCAGAAGATGATGGTCATGATCCGCGAGATTAAGCAGGCAGCACGCCAGCTCCTCGACTGGGTGTTCGACGACTGGATGGAGCTGCGCGACCAGGGCGACAAAACTCTCCAGTTCATCTTCAACGACCTCGACCCCAGTGACGCCGTCGATTTCAAGAAACTCCTCATCGAACTCTACGACCGCAAGCTCATCAGCCGTTCCAGCCTCCAGCTCAAGATGGATCTGGACCCGGACATCGAGGCCGCCAATCGCGAAACCGAGAGTAAGAAGATCGACCTGATGGACGAAAAGCAGGTGAAGCCCGTGGTGGACATGGTTGTCTCGGGCATCCTGAGTGTGCCTCGCGCCAGAAAGATGCTCGGGATTCCGGCCGAGGACAACGAGCCTTCGGCAGAAGCCGGGCTGGTCTGGTCAGGAGATCTGGAATCCACCGGCGACGCGGCCATGTGCGACGAGTGCAGTCATTTCATCGCTGCCACCAACCACTGCCGGGTCCACAACAGCGAGCGCACCTTCGACGCCCCGGCCTGTCGTTTCATCGACCGCCGGGAGCCCCGCTGATGTCATCGGACCTCAAGCAGCGCATCCAGGCAGCCACCCTGAAGAGCCTGACGGCCCGCAACCGCTACAACGATCAGGTCACAGCCCAGCTCACCCAGGCACTGAAACAGGCCGAAGACGAGGTCGCCCGCGCCATTCTCCAGTACCGTTCCCTCGGCTCGCTGCCGGACAACAAACTCGCCGCGCTCAAGGGTCTGGAAAAGCTTCATCTCGAACTCGACGACACCATGAAGCGGCTCAAACGGGAGCAGACCCTGGTTTATCGCAAAAGCACCAAGGAATCCTTCCGGCTTGGTATCAATCAGGGGATCGGGGAACTCGCCGACGCGGCGCTGCCGTTCTATGCCGACCTCAAGCCAGATGGCATCGACAAGCTGGCCACCAAGGTCTTTACCATCGTCGACACCAACGCCCTCGATTTTATGGCTCAGTACAACCTCACGCTCGCTGGTGACGTTCACCGCGAACTCGCAGGCGGCATCAAGCGCACCATCCTGAACGGCATCGCCACGGGCAAGGGAGCCGACGACATCGTCCGGGACATGGGCAAGGTGATCGTCGACAAGGATTCCTTTCGCCAGGCCGGAAGCCGGGTGTTCAGCAAGGCCCAGTACCGCATGGAGATGATCGCCCGCACCGAGGTCCTCCGCGCCCACAATATGGGCAGGCTCAAGTTCCACGAGCGGGTCGGCATCCAGAAGCTGGAATGGCTGGCTATGGAAGACGAGCGCATGTGCCCGGTCTGTGGCGGCCTGGACGGCAAGACCTTTCCCATCGACAAGTTCCCCCAGCAACCCGCGCATCCGCATTGCCGCTGCACCAACGTCGTGGCCTGGCCGATGACCGTCTGCGGCAGCGAGATGGTTGCCAAGGCCGCCGCCCAGGCATCGCAGGGGGACGCCTGCATTCTCCCGCCCCACGTGCTGGAAGGCATGGCCGATGCCCAGGCCAAGGAGAACGCCAAGCTCAAGAGCGCCTTTGAAAATGGCGACATCACCGAGCTCGGCTCGTTGACGGTCAAACAGCTCCAGACCCTGGCGAAACAGAACGGCGTGGCCATCGCCCGGACCAAGGCCGATTTCATCAAGCTGCTCGATCTGGCCGAGCCGGGAATCGATCATGGTGACCTGGCCGGAGCGGCGCTCAGCGCCAAGCTCAAGGAACACAAGATCGGCCTGCTGCGGACCAAGGACGAACTGATCGAGTTGCTCGGACTGAAGCAGGCGGAACTCAAACAAGCCAAGCTGCTCGCCGCTCAGATGGCGAAGATTCCGCCCGCCCAAGGGCTGGAGGGCATGACCGCCCAGCAGCTCAAGGAGATGGCGAAGGAGAACGGCATCTCCCTCAACATGACCAAGCAGGAGACCATCGAGTTGCTGGATAAGCTGGAGTCCGGCGTGGACCACAGCGGACTGATGGGCAAGGAACTCGCGGCAGCCAAGCAGAAGCACGGTATCGGCATTCTCAAGAACAAACAGCAGCTCGTCGAGGC